ACTTTACCCATTGGTTACCCTCCTCGCATCCTTCTGTGTGCCTCGCCTGATGACATAACCCGATCTTCACGTGGCTTAGCTTGCATCAGTTCCAAAAGCTCAAAGAAATCCTCTTGCCCAAATTCGCTTGGTAACATGCCTGCTTCCATCAGCAAATGCTGTTTAAGATAGAGAAAATCTTCACGCTCATTTTTAGCTTTTACTAATTCACGCCGATAGCGTGCTAACCTTTTTTTGGGTCTTCGTCCTCATCAACCTCGGCGTCTAAAATAATTTGGGGATCATAGTCGGGGCCTTCGTTAACTCGCGAAATCAAATAATAGGTAAATGCTCCTAAGCCTTCCCCATCAAGACTCTTTCGAGCCGTTTTTAACTGTTTAGCATTCAAGCCTAAAACTTCTTTAATAAATTCGAAAGCTGTGTCAGTAAAGCCTTGATCTTCTTTTTCATCTTCAAGCGATTTTTGAGCATTTTTGAGCTGAATTTTAAGTTCTTCTAATTCTGATAATTCCTCTTGGCTATCTTCCTTATCCGATTTTTCAGCCAATTCTTGTTGCTTAGCCAATTCCAAGTTGTATTTAAGATTTTTAATGTTTGCCTCTTTCAGCTTAATACTCATTTTACTAGCTAAATCGTGATTATAGATAGATGTAAACACCTCAATAGGCTTGTCAATTCCGATCATTTTGGCATTGATAGTAATTTTTGGCATTGCTAATTCCTCCTAAATTTTATGTATACAAAAAGCCGCCATTAAGCGGCTTGAATTATGTTTGATTAATCTTATAATTTCGGAACGGTTGTACCAGTTGTACCCGTTGGCGCCACATATCCGCCAAAGACTTCCTTGCGCATATCAGCCTCGCTAAATCCGTCAGCTGCACTGTAATAATATTTGTACGGCCGTTGTACACCTTGATCATCAACGAATACGGTTGAACCAAGTGGGTCAAGTGCGTCATATTCAAATGTCCCGTTGTAGTCGACTTCGGAATTAGTGTTAGTCCCATGATTATGAGCCACTTCGATCATTTCACCATTGGCAAAACAATCGTAGAATAAGTTACCATTCATATCATAAGAAGCTACAATGATTGCTACATGAGGTTTTTTAGCACTTGATAGTACATAACCGCCCTTTCCATCGGAAACATAGCCCTTCATTTTGGCCATGACAGAACCGTCCATATCTAACATTGTTAGAGCTAAAGATGGTGTCTGTGAACCGTGTGCCATACGCTTTGTTTTCCCATTAGCGTATTGAGGCGTCCCTTTTTCTTCCAATCCAGTGATATTAGCTGTCGTAGCACCTTCACCATCACCATCAGCATGGTAAATACCTGTTGTTGATAGACCTTTGACAGCGTCCGTGATAATCTTGCCATTATCGTCTAAATTTGCAAATTCAACCCATGCAATGTCTTTAAAACTTACTCCTACTGGCATTTAAAGCCCTCCTTTAATATCTTTGACAAAATAAAAGACCTTGCACCATTGCTTAGTGTCCGAGTCTTTAATCCTATTTTTTGATTGTTCAATTTGCCAACCATCTAAGTTAAATAGTTTGGCAATCGCTATTTCTACATCTTGAAAATTAATATTGGTGTTTTTGGCATAAAAAATCTGTAATTCTACCCCAATTTGCCAGCCTTTAAACGTCTGATTAGCATAGTAAGCTGGTTCATTGGCGTATTCTGTAATGAGAACATCTGTTTTATCGGTATCGTCAACTACATTTTCAGGAATAGACCCGCGATAAACATTGTTGATCCAACTATAACTAGCTGATTTAATCAGATTACTAGCTTGAATTACCGGCAGTTCCACTAGTTACCACCCCCCTTTAACCGATCATAAGTCGCTTTTTCAGCGGCAAATATTTCTGCTTCCGAATTTTTCCGTGCATTATCAACGAAATGAGTGGCTGGCATTTTCTTCGTACCATCATTTAAGAATCTAGCAATGTATGCTTTTTCGCCAAATCCTACGACGCTGTTACCATTCTTATGACCGCCAATGTCAGTGTCTTGAAACGTCACGGCATCTTGTAAATGACCATACTTTTTATCATCATGGTCTGATCGCGGTGTCACTTTACGTAGATTATTAGCCAAAACCGCGGCCCCAGCCGCCGTAATTGTCTGCGATTCTTTTGTTGAAGGAACGCGGTCGCCAATTTGTTTAAACCATTTGTCTAACTGGTCTTGCAACGGGTCCATGATTTACACTCCTTTTTGTAATTTCAAAGTAACTAAATCATAATCAATCGGCTTACCAGTGGTGCCTTTAGAAATATCCACGATATCATAAACGTCTTCTGAATTTTTAAACTGTGCTTTTAGTTCTTTATCTACTTTATCGGTGGATCGGATCGCAATGATGATGGTATTAGCTAAATCAGTTCCATTAACTTGATAACTTTGCGTTTGTGTTCGCTGATAATCGGCATAATGTTTACTGAACTGTGCCAAGAATTTAGTGTCATAATCACCTGTATTATCATTTTCAACACTATCTACTGTTCCAAAGTTAACTACTTTACGTAGTCGCTGAACTGCCATTTGCACTATTAGCACCTCTAATCTTCCAGCGAATGCCGTTAATCATGTACTGATAACTAGGTGGATAGGCAATTTTTTGTTCGCCTAGATTCCCCCGGTTATAGTAAGTAAAATCTACTAGTGTTTTCACGGCTTGATTAAACAGTTTGTATTCTCGATAACTTTTTAAATCGATGTTGTCATCAATTGATCCTTGAATATCGGCTTCAGCTACATCAATTAATGCTTGAAGCACGTCCATGTCTTCATCGCTATCTAAGTTCAAATATGCTTGCATGTCAGCCACTGATACTGCGCTACTCGTAGCCAAACAATCGCCTCCAATCATTGCCGCCAGCTTTGCTTACTGTTTATTTATTAGGCGACATTTTGTTCAATTACTTTCCAGGAGTTCCGGTTGATGTGTCAGAATTAGTTACGAAATACCCTGCAGCCGTATCAGCTTGTTCTACCCCAAAACGGAAAGCTGCTCCAAGATAACGGCCCCAAATTTTACTTTCACTCCAAGCCAATGTAACTTGTTGGCGATCAGTAAACAGCACACCACGCTTTAAATCACCGATGAACGCCTTCTGATCGCCCGCAGCCGTGCCTAATAACGTATCACCAACTACATAGACCGGTACACCGAGTAGTGTTCCTTTAGCCGTGCCGCCTGTAATTGAATCACTAGCATCATGCAATAGATACCGACCATTTTTGTCTTTTAGAGTGTCTAGTGTGTTGAATAGGGATTGTGTCACCACAAGAGTCTTACTATAAGCTGGATCAAGATCAACGTTTAGAATATGCTTCAAATCATCAACCAACGTGTCGGTGGTTGTGGCTTTGGCTGTAAATTTTTGTAAAACCGGAGCAATCATTGCGTTATAAGTGTTTACGGACTTTTCACGAATTGATTGACCGACTAAAGCAGTTAAATCAATTTGTGCATCAGCAATTGCTTCTTCTGAAAGTGGAATTGCGCCACGATAAGTTCCAACTGACCAATCTACCTTCGTAAATTCAGGCTCAGCTAATGACGGATTTTCAGCTAGTTCAGCAACTGAACTAAACCGATCAGTAGCACGTTTTAAGATTGGGTAAGTCCCTTTTGGCGTAGTGACCGGCGTTTTAGTAACTAAAGTCGACAAATCCACGACAGAATTAATTTCGGCAGTGGGGTCGTAAATGATCTGTTCTGGAATCAATACGCCAGCTTCTGTAGATGTAACCTGTTGGCTTGCAGCATCCACTACCTTGCCCCGCGAATGAATGAAATCATTGATTGCCTTCTTAGCTTTATCCAAAGGCTTCTTCGGTGTAAGATTTTTACCCGGTTCTGTTGTTTTTGCATTATTGTTCGTTGGTTTATTCTTTTCTTCTGCTTCAAGTTCCTTCAATTGATCGTTAATTGCATCACGACGTGCTTTCTTATCCGTCAATTCATCTTTAATCTTAGTAAAATCCTCCGGTTTAGCAGAATCATCTTGTAGCTTTGCGCTTAATTGTGCATTCAAGTCTGAACATTTAGCGCTAACCTCGTTAAATAATGCTTGTAGTTGTTCTTTAGTCATTGGTGTTGTCATCCTTTCCATAAAAAATAGCCATCTTAGCTTGCACGAGTTTTTCGTGTTCACTAATCTGACTAGTTGTGTTTTTCAATTTTTGGTTTTCTGAAATTAAATCTTTAATCTTAGCAATAGAACGATGATTAACTAACGGCGGCTTAGCTAAATTGGTGACGGGCTCAAAACTCATAACTTCATCAACTAATCCTAAATCGATGGCATCTTGGGCGGATAACCACGATTCTTTATCCATCAATCCTAAAAACTCATCAGCTGGACGACCTGTTTTATCAGCATAGATCGCCGCAATGCTTTGATTGACTGTTTGTAGCATATTTGATGCACGGTCCATATCATGGTAATTACCCTCAGCACCACTAGCAGCATTGTGGATCATCATTCTAGCGCCCGGTGATATTTGTACCTTACCAGCCCCCATCGCCACAATAGTTGCGGCTGAATAGGCGTTAGCTGAAATTTGTGCTGTAACATCACCCGAATAGTTTTTTAAAGCTGTGTAAATTTCCGTAGCTGGATCAACTTCGCCACCATCTGAAGCAATATCTAACGTTACTGGAGACCCGTCGTCTGGCAAACTATTGAGCACATCTTGAGGCGAAACAACGGTCATTCCTAGAAAATCACGATAAATCGGTGCATCATCATCATTGGTAACCATACCTTTAACTGGGATTGTAACCATATTGTTCTCACCTCCTTTCACTATGAATTATTTTTTTCTGGTGCTACATATTTGGGCAAATTATCCGGTAGATAACCTTCTCGCTTTAAGACAAACTGAATTTGTTCTGGTGACAAGGCGTCAAACTGAGACAGTTGGTTCATCTGCTTAATTAGCGTTGAATCATCAACATCTAACATGCTCTTAATGTCTAGTTCCAAGTCAGGAGCATTAAATTTTAGCCTTAGTTCATCAATAATCGGGCCCACGTATGTATTTAGATTTGACAAATACAAGGCCTTAATTTGATCACTATTGCTATGCTGACTTTCAGTAGATGATCCACCACCTAACATATCACTTGGCACTCCAAATGCCGTCGCAATTCGATCAGCGGAGTATGAAGCATTTTCATTCAATGCCTTGAACACATCTGTTTTCATTTCGTAGGCTTCGTAGTCTAAAAAATCAGGAAGCACCATTAAACGACCAGAATTGTCGCCGCCATTAGCTTTCTCAAAAGCTTCTCGTGCTTGCTCTAAGTCATTAGGATTATCACTGTTGTAATTGGCTACTTTCAGTTTGCCGGCTGAATTAATCTGATTATTTAATGTGTTCAAATTGCTATCGGTCGTCTTCTGATCAATTGTCAACGACGTTTGCAAACTTTCTAGTGGTGATCGACCAATTAAATAACGATATTCAGGATCTGGCATTAGCCGAAAATGTAACATTTTGTCTTGGCTAATTTTCATCTCGGGACGGTTATTGTTTTCCATTACCGTATACGTAATACCCGTGTTACCCGGTAAATAATTAATTTGCACATCAGACGGTGGCACATGTTCAAGATTCGTTGACGAAAGCGGAATATAATCATTGCCTGACAAGCACAACTGTATTAAAACACCCTGCCAAAATGAAAACCGACTAATGAGGTTAGATGGCCTCTCTAGTCGGTTTAAAGCAGCTTTATTTTCAGTTTTAAAATGAGCTGATGCAATATCACTAGAAATGCGGTTAATTACACTGTAAATATTGACGTTTTTTAACGCGCCACCCGCATCGACGTAGCTAACAGGAATTCCGCCCACACTGGTATTAAAACTCAATAATCCAGGGGTACTTGGGTAAACCATATTAGTAAGTTTCGGTTTATGATAATTTTTGGGGGTAAGTAGTCCCATTCAATCACCCCATTTCCTTTTCAGTGAGATAAGCGATGGTAATTAAAATGATACCCAATGCCAAATATCCCAAAATTAGATTAAATAAAAAGGCACTGTATGCAACCAGCGCCATGCCCGCGATAAATAAAATCGGTGTAAACCAATTTTTGATTAGCTCTACAAATTTTTTTGCCATAATTAACACCTCCTATCCGCCGAAAACCGCGTCCCAGAATTTATTTTTGTTATCCGAGGTCATATCATTGAGTGGGTTGTAATTTTCATCATGATAGTCTTCAAAATACTCACGGATATTGTATGCGGCATTAATTAACGCGTCTGCCGTATCAATATGCGTACTGGTACGATTTTGACGATCGATTTTGATTGCGCCACCCCGATCTTCAACCAAAACGGCATTGTTTAAACCGTCAATTAATAGCGGGTCATCAATGATGGCGACATCACCATTAATAAATCTAGTTTGAAAAAACTTCGTTGAATCTGATAATTGATAAGATGTTGGACTAACGGTTGCGATAGTCCAATCCTTATTATAATTTTCAACTTTTGCTACAAACCAGCGGGCTAAATTAGGATCAGCGACTACTCTTTGTACTTTTAAATTATTTTTCTCAACAAATTCCACTAACCATTGATAAACTTGTTCTTCGTCAATGACACCACTTGGCAAATCGGTGATTTCACAAATGCCTTTGTTTTGCAATGCTTCATAATTCAATCCGTCTTGCTTAGATTTAGCCTGTAAACTCTTGGCTTGAGCAAACGGAATAAAACTATACTGCATGGCATAATATTTATGCTTGTTCCCATCCACATATGGAAACATAAAGCCAAATGATGTATTATCGTTTGTTTGACTCGCATCAAAACCAATAAATACATCGTGACCACGAATATCAAACCGATCAATGATATTATTTTGAATATTGCTTAACGATAGAAAACTATTATGAAACCTGCGTGACCACAAGTTAAGGTTCTTATTAACAAATGATTCCAGTGTTCCTTCGCGTTCATCCTTATCCCTGGATTCAATCATGGATGCTAGCAAAGTTTGCGCTTTTTCCTTTGGATATCCATCGAGTAAGGGATTAGACTTTGCCCACGTCTCAGGCTCAAATACTTCATCTTCACTATCTTGACAATAAAGCACTTGAAAAGTTTCATCGCCATCGCGTTTAAAGTCTTGCTCAAGTAATGTTCGCATAACGTCCTGATCGTTTTTAAATTTAACTTTAATATCAGGATAGGACGTTGAAATCTGAACAAACATGCGATTATTAATATCGCCTTGTCCAGTTGAGATCTGCTTTAAGGTTTCATTCAGTGCTGGCCTCAAATTACCGATTTCGTCATACACAGCGATCGCATTATGGAATGAGTCAAACCCACCACCCTGTGATGAGCCTTTTCGAATTGTGTTTTTATTTTCACGGCCAATGATTTTATAAGATTGCACATTCACATCATTTTCTTTAACCCAGTCTTTAAAATCATCTAGTTTGACTAGTTTTTTAGCTTGAATAGCCACATCATTAAAGAGTTTCGTTGCATGTTCATTGTCATAACTAGCAATGAGCAAATCTTGCGAAGACGCTTGCCGACACACGACGAAATAATAAAAATTAATCAGCATTGATGCAATCCAAGTTTTTCCTTGTGCACGTGCAATGGAAATAATGGCTGTAGTGTAGCGTGTTCCTTTATTGGGCTTCCGCCAGCCAATCAAACTATCTAAAATGAATGATTGCCATAATTGTGGTTCAATTTTTTCATGTAGCTTTTCAGGGTTTGGCAGCATACGTGTAAAATATTCGATTGCGTTAACCATATTCAAGTCATAATGATATGGAAAATCTTCATCACCGATGCGCTTTAAATCATTTAAATGACGCACACATGCAAGTTGAGTGTCCCGCCCGGTCATGAACTCATCTGTAAAGATAACTTGATAGGCATATTTTGTGGCAGGATCACTATATTTTGGCAAAATATCATCGTATTCAGTTTTAAATGTGCTCATATACTCTTTAATATTTCGAACACCCGTAAAATCAAATTTCTGTACCAAATCCTGCTACCTCCAATGGACTATTGTTCTGCTTTTCAGGCGACTCTTTAATTGTTATTTGGCGTAAACCAGAATCAAATGATAACCCCAACGAAAAGCCTAACGATTTTAAATTTTTGATACACGAATCTAATTGAATAGCTTGTGGTGCACGCTTAATTGGATTCCCATCTCCATCTTTAAGCCAAACACCGTATTCTCCAATTGCATCTTCACATTCCAAGTAAAGATCGTATGTAGTGCAGTACATTTCTAAATTAGCTTGATCAATATATTTTAAATATCCCGCTTTTTGAATTTCAGCATACAAATTTTTGTAAAGTGTCTTAGCGGCTACCGATAAATGATTTGGTGGAGTGACCTGAATAGGTTTTAACTCGTCACTATTTTGTTTTTTGCCAATCTTGGCCGCCTTTTGACTCTTTATAATTTTAAAATCTTGCTTTTCCAATTAAATCACCTCCTTTTTCCAAAATTAGGTGCGATTTGAGGTACCCTTTTTAGGCTGTAGCCCTTGATACTATGCTATTTTGTTCTTGATTTGGGATTTTTTCAAAATTGCTCGTGCAACAGATGGACGGCTCATGTGTGAGCTTTCCCTCAAGCAACATAGGCCCCCCTCTTTTATATTTTAAAATCTTTTTAAGGTAGTTGACCGTATTTTTTTCAAAGACGCTTAAATCGCCTAATATGAGCTTTAAACTGCATCCTATTATTTCTCGTGCTTCATGATCCACGCTGTTACTTTGTCCCTATCCCATTGCTTGCTAACATCAAGGTTTTCAATCAATGACTGTGACTGGTAGAGTTCATCTTCAAGTTGTCCCTTCCAGTAGTGGCATCGTTTGCAGATCACCCATAGGTTGTCGACCTCCAACTGCTTACGTCGATCCACACGTCTAGGTACAATATGATCTGTCACTAAGTAGCCTGGCTTGTCATAGGTATGACCACAGCATGCACATGTAAAGTAGGCTTGTTCTTTAAGCCATCTACTTAGCTTCTTCCATTGCTTTGACTGGTAGAATGTATTAGCTTCTTTGTCACGCTTATACCGATTGTATGATTGATAAGATGTGCGACGCTTATGCTTAGTAAGTCTGCTGTAAGTTCCATGATATAAGTTGGAGTGTTGGCTGCAGTATGGGTTGGACTGATCATATGGTATCTCGTGGTAACAACCCACTTTGCGGCATATGCGAACTCTAGGCATTGGCATCTTCCTCAATGATGGCCAGTCGTGTGTTAATTATTACTAACCATTTCATTTGGCTGTCTCCTTTATTACTTTTAGCAGTAATTCATCTCTACGCTTTCCTGTTGCAGAAAAGTTTTGTTTTTGACCAAAATTAAAAGCCACCTCGGTATAAGGTAGCTTTGTGTATTCGCTAATATAAATTTCTTTTGCTGGACATTCGTGTAAATACCAATTCTCGAATGCTTTGTTATCAAATCCATCATACTGTTTGCTCGTCCCAACATAAGGTGGATCGCAATAAACAACATCATCTGATTGGATGTCAAGTTCGCGATAATCTTTTGACGAATATTCTAGTTGTTCCAGTTGTTGCAGTTGTTGCAGTCGTTCCAGTTGTTCCAGTTGTTGCAACATATAATAACGAGAATCAATACCCATTTGTTCTCGTCGCCATTTATGGAATAATCTGTACTTCTCACTAATTGTATTAGCATTTAAAGAATAGCTATATAATTGGTCAAATTCCGTCCCAGTGTTTCCATAAAACAGTGCCCTAGTCAGCAGCAGTTTATCTGTTTCATTTTTTTTACTCCACAAATAATAACTCTGATTATTACTAAATGAATAGGCAATTAACACTAACGTTCGTTCGATCGAATCAGGTTGATTGTCTCGCCAATCAAAAAATTGTTCTCGTGTTAATGCTACGTAATCCATCAGGTTTAAATGCGGTTCATCATTGATTAATGCTCTTAATAGTTCAACCACGGTTTTTCTTCGGTCGTTATATATTACTTCTTCGTATTTCCCAGATGAAACAGCTGTCAAACTAACGCATCCACCACCACCGAATACATCAACAAACCGTTTGCCATCGGGTAGGACTTCCATAATTTGTTCAACCTTCTGTCCCTTGTTGCCAACGTACGGTAGTCCACGCTTCCATTTATCTTTTAATTTCATCTTGGCTATGTTTTCCTTTCGATTGCATATTAAAAGCGCCATGCTGTTTGGCACGACGCTCTCGTTCATATCTTCTGTCAATTCCAGCAATCACGTCACGCTCATACTGGCAACTGACCAATCCATAATCTGTGCGCTTAGCTCTTGATACCATATTGATCAGTCCTTTCTATGTAACCGTCAGCGCGCTTGACGGCTGTTGATGCAACTATAAAAAGCCAACAGTGCTGCACGCTTAATGTTTATTGTTATTCCGCTGCACGTTAGCTTTGTTATGTATGAAAAAAGCCGGCTTGGCAGTCGACTTGGAAAATATTTTTCGCTCACTTATTTAACGACGCTGATTATGACGTCTCATATATATGTAACCCCACATCAATTTTGGTAGCACTGCTAGGGGTTTGAAGCGCTTGACCATCAGGAGCGGTCATTCTATGCCAGTTTTGCAAAACATCGGCCGTTTCCAGCCTACCACCCGAGTAGGAGTCGAACCTACATGTCATCGTTAAGAATTTCCAAATCCCACGTTCATTTGTTTTGAAAATTCCGGCTAGAACAAACGTGGGCTTGTTTCTAGTCCTCCTAAAGTAACGCCAGCATTCCGTAATCGGGTAATAAAGCTGATAACGGAGCTACCCGATTGACCTATCTCAATCTTTCCATGTTACCAATTTACACCCTTTTTTAGCCTAAAAACTCCAAAAGTACTCCAAAAACACTCCAAAAGTACTCCAATCTAGTTTTTCGAAACGACCATTTGCTTGATATAAGG